AAAGCAATGACCCCCCTGGGCTCTTTTACCTCTCAAAATGGGTCTATAGTTCACTATCGAGACAAATCGGACACTACGGCAGTCGATGGGGTTGAATCGTGAGTAATCTGGACTTATCGGGATTGAAGGGTGTTACAGAACCCCGAATTCACTCAAAACTCAACGAATTGCCCTCTCGCGGTCAAGAAATGATCGATTTCTGTAAGGAAATCGGCACTCCGTTGCTTCCGTGGCAGGAATTCGTAGCCATCCATAGCCTCAAGGTCAAAGAGGACGGCAGGTGGGCTCATCCACTCAACGGACTTCTGATTGCTAGGCAGTCCGGAAAGACGACTTTCATGATCCTGCGAATCCTTGCCGGTGCGATGCTCTTTGGCGACGATCTTCAGATTGGAACCGCTCACACCATCTCGACGGCTCGCGAAGCCTTCAAACGGCTCGTGGACATGGTCGAAGGCTCCAAACTCGCCGGGGAAGTAAAGAAAATACGATGGGCGAATGGCGAACAAGAAATCCAGTTTATGAACGGAGCGCGATACATATATCGAGCCAGTAATAACGCGACGCGTGGTATTTCAAAGCCCGAATCCATCCACCTCGACGAGTTACGCGAATACAAGAATGAAGCAACGTGGGCTTCAATCCGCTACACGCTCCAAGCAGCCCGAAACCCTCAGACATGGATTTATTCAAACGCCGGCGACGCTTCCTCGGTGATTCTGAACAACCTACGCGACCGGGCTTTGGCATCGCTCAAATCGGACGACGACACGATCGGATGGTGGGAGTATTCAGCCCACCCCGACACGCCGATAGACGGATCCTTGAGGATGTGGGAAGGCTTGGCGCAAGCAAACCCATCGCTCGGTTACACGATCCATCCAGATAACCTAAAAATGGCTTTGAGCGACCCACCGGACACGATTCGAACTGAAATGCTTTGCCAATGGGTCGTGACCCTCAACGGCGCAATCGATCCAGACCAATGGACTCAATGCGCAGATCCGGAATTGATGCTAGACCCTGAGAAAACGACATGGCTTGGGATTGACCTTTCGCCAGACCGCCGGGAAGCGGCTTTGGTCGCAGCCCAGAAGATCGACGGCGATAAGTTCGTTATCATTTTGCTTCAGACATGGAAAAACGAGTTTGCTCTTGATGATCTGGCTTTGGCAAACGACATCGCGCCGTGGGTGCGCAAGTTCCAGACCGAAACCGTCGTTTACTCCAAGCAAACCGCATCAGCCGTCGCGGTGCGTCTTATGCCGGCAGGAATCCCGGTTCATGACGTCGATGGCAACGATTATCAGCAAGCATGCGACGAATGGGCAGGCGCGATCAACTCCGGGCGACTTCGGCACACCAATCAAGACACCTTGAATGAGCAGACTTTGGCAGCCGTCAAGTATCAGCGCGGCGACTCATCGTGGGTGATCGGACGCCGAGCATCGAGCGCAACCGTCTGCGCTGCCGTGGCTTCGGCTTTGGTGACGCACTTCGCGACTCGGATTGACGATGGCATCGACATAGTCGTAGGCTGACCCCGCTTGATCCGTGACGCGGTCAGATACCGCGTGGCTCGAATCCGGCGGTGGGGATACCGCCGGATTCTTTATGAATGTGTGTCCGTTATGCTAAACTTTATCCTCAATGGGCGTTTTATCCGATCTATTCGGTCAATCTAAGTCACAAGAAGCCGTCGTTGACGTTGCTGCTTCGTTGGCTCCGTTTTACGTCAATCAAACCGCACTCAATATCGCAGGCGGAACGATTTCAGTTCCTCGCGCATCCGCTCTAAGTGTTCCAGCAGTTGCTCGCGCTAATGGAATTATCACATCGGTCGTCGGATCATTACCGATCGAAAAATTCAATGACGCATCCGGTGAAAGAATCCCGGTTGAAAGATCTTTCAAGCAGCCGGATCCTCGGGTTCCTGCTTCTTTGATTTATTCGTATCTTGCTCAAGACCTTTGGCTTTTTGGCGTTGCTTACGGTCAAGTTATGGACATGTATGCCGCATCGGATGGCGGTCGCGTTCGTCGTTGGACTCGCATCGATCCGACGTGGGTTTCAGTTCGCACTAACCCTCTCGGAACCGAAGTTATCGGATACACAGTCAATGGACAAAACGTGCCAATGACCGGAGTGGGATCCATTATTGCGTTTTACAATCTCGCAGACGCAGGACTTCTCAATCGTGCTGGTCGGACTGTTCGCGCAGCGATTGAACTCGAAAAAGCCGCAGAGATTTACGCAAAAGAACCGCTCCCGACAATGGTTCTCAAATCAACCGGAACTAATCTTCCATCCGAGCGAATCAAAGCACTTTTGGAATCGTGGAAGGTGTCGCGCCAAAATCGCGCAACCGCTTTCCTGAATGCTGACGTTGAACTTCAGGCTCTTGGTTTTGATCCTAAGCAACTTCAACTATCAGAAGCGCGTCAATACATCGCTCTCGAACTTGCTCGTCAATGCGGAATTCCTGCTTATTTCCTCAGCGCAGAATCTACGTCGATGACGTATTCAAACGCAACAAACGAGCGACGATCGCTTATCGACTTCTCACTTCGTCCAATTCTCACCGCAATCGAGTCACGTCTGAGCATGGATGATTTCACGCCAGCCGGAACTCACGTTCGTTTTGACCTTGATGATTTCCTTCGTGGAAACGCTTTGGAGCGAGCGCAGATTTACCAGATTCTTACCGGCATCGGAGCGATGACCGTTGAGGAAGTTAGGAAAGCAGAGGATCTCTTAGGATGAAGATCAACTACCCGATGACCATCACGGCAGCCGATGTCGAGTCTCGCACTTTGACCGGTCGAATCGTTACATGGGGCGAGGAAGGCAACACATCAGCCGGACGCACCGTGTTCAGTAAGGATTCAATCGCATTCGGCAAGAACGTCAAACTACTTCTTGAGCATGAGTTGACGCGACCAATCGGCAAAATGGTCAGCGCAGAAGTTACCGACACCGGCATCGAAGCCAAGTTCAAGATTTCCAACACATCCGCTGGATCTGATGCGCTCGTCGAAGCAGCTGAAGGATTACGCGATGGATTCAGCGTGGGAGTCAAACTCAATGAGTGGGCAAATCAAGACGGCGCGATGGTGATCTCATCCGCGAAGTTGATTGAGGTTTCGCTCGTCACCGAGCCAGCAATCGATTCAGCGCGTGTCGCTGAAGTCGCAGCAAGCGAAGAAGAAAACAAGGTTTCCGAGGAAGCAACCGTTTCCGAGGATCAAACAACAATCGAAGGAGAACAAGTGTCCGACACTACCGTTCCTGCTCCTGCCGTCGAAACGGTAGAAGCACAGGCGACAGAGGTTCAGGCTAAGTCTGCGCCAATGTTCACCGCTCCTCGCGTGAATCTCAACGTCACCGCAGGACAATACGCACTCGCACAGGTGCGAGCAGCACAAGGCGACACCGATGCTCGCGACCTCGTCGCAGCACTCGAAATCGCTACAACTTCCGAGAACACCGGCGTAGTTCCACCGAACTACCTTCGCGACATCATCGGCGTCATCGATGATTCACGTCCATTCATCAATTCGATTGAGCGCGCAGCGTTGCCAGCATCCGGAATGAAGATCTTCACACCTAAGTTGGGCGCACAGGCAACTGTCGATCTAACCGCAGAGGGTGTCGAGTTCGATTCAACCGACACCGCAGTAACCTTCCAAGAGGACAACATCGTGAAATTCGCAGGCGCGAATATCATCAACGTTGAACTCGTTGACCGGTCAGATCCGAGTTTCGTTGACCTGTTGCTCCGCGAACTCGCAGCATCTTACGCACAGAAGACCGATGCTTACGCTCTCGGACTTGCTCGCGACACCGCAGTAGGTTCATCCGGCGCGACAATTTACGCCGCAATCGTTGACGGAATCGCAGATTCTTACAACGTCATGCGCCGCACACCGAACCGTCTCGTCGTTCACCCAACCGCAGCAGGAACCGTCTCATGGGCGCAACTCCTCGCCGCAGTCGATGACTCAAAGCGTCCGCTCTTTGCCGCAGCAATTCCAGACAACGCAGCAGGTTTGATCTCGCAGGGTTCGACACAAGGAACCGTGGCAGGACTCGATCTCGTCGTCGATCCAAACTACGCAGGCGATCAGTTCGCTCTCGTTTACCCATCAATGGCGATGCGCTTCCATGAGTCCGGCACAGTCCAGATTCGTGCGAACATCGTTGCCAATGGTCGAATCGAGATTGGCATCTACGGCTATGCCGCAGTCGTCAACCGCTACCCAACTGCGTTCCGCAAGTTGACCGTAGCCTAGTAATACGTTCATAAGTCCTCAGCCGGTCTGATCCCGAGCCGGCTGGGGATCTCTAGCAGAAAGGCGAGGACATGCCCACCATAATCACGGCAGGTGAACTCAGAGCCGTTCTTGGCGTGTCCTCAGCCCTGTATTCAGACGCAATTCTGAACGACGTCATCGATACTGCCGAAGCGGTGGTCTTGCCGATGCTCGTCACATATCGCAGC